GGTCAAAAAAGATACTCCGTTTGTAAGCAGTGCCACAAGGTGCTTTCAAGGGTTAAACGAAGCGTTCCCCAGCAGATCAAATACCAGCGCCATGTCGAAGAAGAACTCACAAGGCTGGAACATGTTAACGACAAGGAGTACGATGGCTTCTGGGAAACTTTCCGAAAGGAAAACCCATTTGATATGGAAGATTATGCAGGGCTCGAGATGGCCATGGTTGCGATTGGCTCAAACACTGAGTCCGAAGGCGACGAGGAAGGCGAAAAGTAGTGCTTGACATTAGCGAGAGCATCGAGCTGCAGTTTGAAGACGGCAAGTTCGTTGTGCCAAAATGGTGGGGAAGGCTTCCTTCATTTAAAGGAGTTGGTATAGTTGACGGAGTGCGACTTATACCTTTTAATTACACAGAAGCTAGACAGATTGTCAACAAGGACCTTGATGGCATGGCTGTTTCTAATGCGATAAGGTCCTGGAGTACAAGAAAGCCGAAGGAGCAAGACTCGTGGTAATGATGCCGTGGGAGCGCGTAAAGCGCCAAGTTGAAAGCACGCAAGCAGAAGCTGATGTTCAAGCAATAAAGGATGCAATCCTTATTCCAAATTACGACTCGCAGCCTTACGCGCGAGGCGCTGGCAAGGGTACTGTGCAGAAGCGTTCAGTTAATCAGCTTCGCAAGTGGTCCCGAACAAACCCATGGATTAGATCTGCAATTAATCTTCGCAGGCAGCAGATCAGCCGCGCAAAGTGGGACATTGTCAGCATTGATGGCAACGGTGAAGTCAACGAAGCAAACGTAAAGACGATTAAGGATCTTTTGCGAGATCCAAATACGCGTCTTGATTCGTGGAGGTCATTCATCGAGCCAATCGTTGAGGATATTCTTGTCCTGGATCAGGGCTGCATTGAGAAAGAACATACTGTCGGGGCGCGGGCGGGAAGAAGCGGAAGGCCGGTTAAGAACCTTTGGCCAAAAGATGGTGCAAGAATCGCTTTCGACCCGGACTGGGACGGAACAAACCTAAAGAAGCCGCGATACTTTGAATACGACGAGACCGGAAAGATCATTGCCGAGTACCTGAACGAAGAGATGATTGTCATTGTGGGAAACCGAGTGACGTATTCCCCGCTCGGCCTCTCACCGCTAGAGGTTCTTGCTGAGACCATTGAGGCGGACCTTCGGGCGGCTAAGTACAACAACAACATTGTTGAGCAGGCGACCCCACCGGGAATTATTGATCTTGGCGAAGGCGTTCGCCCTGATCAGGTTGATGCCTTCAAGAACTATTGGGAAGGCGAAATCGCAGGCAAGAGCCAGACCGCGATCACCGGTGGCGGTAAGGGGGTCAAGTGGATTCCTATGGCGCAGTCAAACCGAGACATGCAGTTCATGGAGTGGCAGATCTATCTTGCACGCAAGATCTGCGCAGTCTTCGGCGTTCAGGCGCAAGACATCGGGCTAAACTTTGACGTGAACAAGAGTTCGTCAGAGTACGGCGCGGCGTTCACTGCCGACAACGGCATTGCTCCGCTTTGCGAACTTATTGCGGACTACATCACTAGAGAAGTTGTTTGGCTTTATGACAAGGGCTTGCGATTTGTCTACACTGATGTTGGTCGCGAGTCTGCGCAGACAGTTGCTGACTACTACAAGGCAGCACTTGCCGGACTTCCATGGCTTCGACTCAATGACGCGCTCAAGGAGCGCGGACAGGAAGGCGTTGGGCTGATGGGCGATGAAGTATGGATGCCAAGCCCGCTTGGGTATATGCCAATGAGATATTACGAGCTCTACCTTAAGGGTAAGGTTGGCGATCCCGACGCGCCAGAACAGGAGCCAACACCTGGTGGAGACGTCCCGGATGGCGGGGCCGGAAACAACGGGGCAGGGAGCCAAGAGCCAGATCAGGGCAAAGACCAACTTGAGTCTAAGCCGAATCCTGAAATGAATCCAAATCAGCAACCGTCTAAGAAGAGCGTTGTTCTCGTTGACGCAGAGGCGTTGCTCAGTGACGAGTGCCCTTCACACATCATTGACGCAATAGATGGATTTGTTGAGGGCGGTTCTTCGGTGGTTGCAATCACCTCGACAAAGGGACAAGTTGATTTTGTTAGAAGTCAGCTTGCCGAAGCGGGATTTGACGCCGAGGTTTATGAAAGCAGCTTCCCGACAAGTGCAATTGATTACTTCAAGAGACAGAAGGTCAGCGAGATTATTCGGGCTGGCGCAGCAATCGTTTCCTATTACGACCCATCAGCCGACTCCTCCTACAAGGCTGCTGGCGCAGCAATTCCAAACCTTGGAGATATTGAAGTTGAAAAGGCCGACACAATCAACCTTAATGTTCCTGCAGGAGTAAGGGCAGAAGCGAGACGTGGGCTTGATTGGCGAAAAGAGTTTGGCAGGGGCGGAATTGGACCTGGTCAAGTAACCGCAAGAATGCTCACGGGAAACAAGATGACAATTGCAAGAGTGAAAAAGATGCGCGCATACCTTGCGCGTCACGAAGTAGACAAGAAGGGCGAAGGTTGGGCCCCTGGCCAAAAGGGATTCCCATCTGCCGGGAGAATTGCCTGGGCTCTTTGGGGCGGTGATCCGGGAAAGGCCTGGTCGAATAAGGTGATGAGGTCAGTTGAGGCCAAAGAGCGAAAGCGATAGGCTTCTATGGCAGATAAGTTTTACCACCAGCAGCCATGCTTCTGTATCCCCTGTCGAGTCATGAAAGCGGACGGGGTAAAGCCGCGACCGGTTGCGCAAGAGCAGGATCGTCCAAAGAAGAAAGCCAAGCGATCTAAGAAGGTCTAATGGGGCATAAAGATCCAGTCACGCCAAAGATGAGGAAAGATGTCCTGCAGAGGGACAGGGGTTGCATTGGTCCTCGAGTCGGAATGCACGATGAGTGCGGCAGCCAGTTCGGGTCCGGCGGGCAGATCGTCCTTGAGCTTGACCACGTCTTTAACTCTGGCTTTGGCAAGCGTGGCCCCTCGGAGATGTGGAATCTGGTGACGCTGTGCGGGTGGCATCATAAAATGAAAACAGAATCCTCTCGCAAGTGGCGAGAGGCACTGTATGAATACTTAGAGGGATTTGAATATGATCGAAGTGGAGAGCTTTCCTAGACCAAGATGCGACAATCGCCAGTGCATGGCGAAGTCGGCGGGGATCATCGGCAGGGGCCTGGGTCCTATTGTGAAAAGAGGCAATCGCAAATATCACATTGGGTGCCTACCCAACGTAGGCTTGACCAAGGGTGATATCATCAAGTAAGATGATATCCTGAAAGGAGGGGCATATGTCCAATAAGGGTGCCCTCGGATTGTCTTGCTACGCATGTGGCGGGACGCTCTTTCAGCTACGGCTGAAGGTGTATTTTTGTGCGAACGCGCACTGTAATCCTGGCGGCAGGGTGATGGGTTTAGCGGAGGCCATTGAGGCCCCCGGCTCAAACACCTCAAAGTGTGTCCTAGATAGGTGCACTGTGCACGGCAGGGGAAGGGAAGAAAATGCAGGAAATGGAACTGATGCTGCTCGGTCGGAGCAAGTTCAGGGAGTATCTCCAGCAATCTCTTGACGAGAGCGCTCATATTAAGCCGAAGGAGATGATTGCGTTTGAGGCGGCCAACGCCGCATCCAACGACCTTGATACGCTAGTTGCATACGATGACATTTTGGCGTATCGTAGGGGCATCTCGATAGCGATGGAGGACTGGGTTGCAAATCCAGTGCTAGAAAGCAAGGAAGGGTAATGAAGCAAACTGGTCCGAATTTTGCGGAGCAGCGCATTATTCAGAGGAAGAAAACTGCTCGGGTGTGGAAACTCCTAGAAGAAACTGGGATCAAGAGGCGATACATCGCCAAGCATCTTGGTGTATCGTACGGCTACCTAAATCAGGTGCAGTATGGTCAGGCGCCTATCAGTGGCCCGATGCGCAAGAAGATCTCTGAATTTCTTGGGATTGAAGAAGGAAGACTCTTCGAGGACCTCGATGAGTATTTGAATAAGGAGGAAGCAAATGGCATTCGATAAGAGCGCACTTAAGGATTACGTGGATGTCGCAGAGCGAATCCGCGCATGGTACGAGGCGTACCCCAACGCACGCATTGAAACCAGAATTGTTGAGCACAACGAAAAGCGTGTAGTCGTAGAGGCGCGAGCATATCGCGGCGTTAAGGGCGACAACGGACCTGACGATGCACTTGGCTTCATAGATGATCGCCCAGCGGGAATTGGCCACAGCGCAATGCAGATTCCTGGCGCAACGCCGTACACCCGCGGCTCAGAGATTGAGAATTGCGAGACATCGGCAGTTGGTCGCGCGTTGGTAATGGCTGGCCTTCCGTCAAAGAGAATCGCGTCTGACGACGAGATCAAGTCAAAGGGCGGAAAGTCAGCAGCAAAGGCCGCCGCTGAGGTTTTTGACGAAGACGTCGCACTCCCGCCACACATCCAGAAGTTTGTCGATGCATTCGCCAAGGCGAAGACGATTGATGAACTTACTGAGATTGGAAAGTCGATCA